GCTATCAGGTTTGTGCCTAGACAGATGTTCATAGGTGGAGGCGTGTAGTGGGTAACCGTTTCGCATCAGGCAAGTACTCGATTGCCCAGTGTGATCGGTGTGGTTTTAGATACAAGCTAAAACAGTTGAAAATGGAAGTCATTAAGACTAAACTATATCAACTGAAAGTTTGTGAAGAATGTTGGGATCCTGACCATCCGCAATTGCAATTGGGTATGTACCCGGTTGATGATCCGCAGGCGGTTAGACAACCAAGACCTGACACGACTTACGATACTGCTGGTGTGGATGTGAATGGTTTCCAAACTGGTGGGTCTAGGGATACACAATGGGGATGGAATCCTGTTGGTGGTGCAAGTAGTTTTGATACGGTGTTGACTCCTAATTATTTGGTGGCAACAACAGCAGTTGGTACGGTAACAATTACAGGGAGTTAAACATGGCTAAGCATGACGATATCGCAGAAGACAAGAAGCTGATCAAGAAAGCTTTCAAGATGCACGATAAGCAAGAGCATCCTGGCAAGCACACCAATCTTTCTAAGTTGAAGAAGGGTGGTTTGGCTGGTGTATCTGGCGAGGCAATGAAAGCAGTTGGTCGCAACATGGCCAGAGCTAACAATCAAAGAGGTAAATGATGCCTACACAAATCAAACCTACCAAGAAGAATAGCCCAGCTATTCACAAGCCAAAGCAAGTGTATAACGACACTGCGGCTAAGTACGCTGCGCCTCATCACATGAATGACAAGCGTTATGGTGTAGAGGCTATTGAGCAGAATCCTGACCATCCTGATATTGGCCTGGGAGTAAAGATGCCTATTCGCCACAACTGGACACCATTGAATGGTGGTGTTTCTATTGGAAACATGGATGACATCAAGACAACTGGTGAAGAGACTAGAGGTAATGGCGCTGCTGAAAAAGGAAGAATTGCTAGAGGGCCGATGGCATAATGTATTACAGCGAACTGGTTACTGCCGTTAATGACTATGTAGAGAATAACTTCCCTACAGTTGACCTCAATCGCATGATTGAGCAGACGGAGCAACGCATCTATAACACGGTGCAGTTGCCCAGTTTGCGTAGAAATGTAACGGGTACAGTTACTTCAGGCAATCAATATCTATCATGCCCTGCTGATTTTCTATCTGTTTACTCTCTTGCGGTTTATCCTGTTGATGGTTCGACTGGTAACTATTTGTATTTGTTGAATAAAGATGTGAACTTTATTCGTGAGGCTTATCCAAATCCAAGTATGCAGGGTCAACCTAAGCACTATGCTATTTTTGGGCCACAGTCTAACAATGAAGCTGAGTTGACTTTCATTATTGGGCCTACACCTAATATGGCGTATAACGCTGAGCTGCATTATTACTATTACCCAACGTCTATCATTCAAGCGGCTATTGGTGGCATAGCGATTTACAACGCAGGGTCTGGATATACAAATGGTACTTATTACAATGTTGCTCTTAGTGGCGGTACTGGGAATAGTGCTACTGCCACTATTGTTGTTTCTGGTGGGGTTGTAACTTCTGTTTCTCTTGTTGGTAGAGGTTGTTACTATGTTGCAGGCGATCTATTGACTGCGCCTATTGCTGGTGGTCTTGGTTTGCAAATTCAAGTAACTGCTATCAATAACGCAAATGGAGAGACATGGGTTGGTGACAACTTTGACTCCGCTTTGTTGAATGGTACTTTGTATGAGGCTATCACTTATGTTAAAGGTGATGCAGACTTGCAGGCATTGTATAAAGACCGTTATACACAATCCATTGCACTTCTCAAGAATTTGGGAGATGGCAAACTCCGTATGGATGCTTATCGTGATGGTCAAGTTAGGATACCAGTAGCATGAGCATAGTCCAAACCCAAACCACATCGTTTAAAGCTGAGTTGTATCAAGGGGTGCATAATCTTTTGACTGATACGCTATACATGGCTTTGTATACTGGTAATGCTAGTATCAATGCAGCAACAACTGTATATAACTCTTCTAATGAAGTTACAGGCACAGGTTATACGGCGGGTGGTAACCAGGTAACTGGGGCTACAGTCAACACATATGGCTATACGGCTTATGTAAATTTCAACAATGTGGTATGGCCTAATTCGGTCATTACTGCTCGATGCGCTTTGCTTTATAACGTGAGCAAAGGAAACAAATCTATTTGTGTGATCGACTTTGGATCAGACAAGACAATGTTAAATTTCACCATTACAATGCCTACCAATTCGTACACCACGGCATTAATTCGTAGTTCAAACTAGGAGCAAACATGACAAACGAAACTCAAGGATGTGGAGACTACGCTGTAGCTACACTTAATGCCAATGCCAAAGTGCCTGAAGGCATGGGTATTGAAGGTTGGTATCACGTTGTTTGCCATGACGCAAACGGAAATTTGAAATGGGAAGAGAAGTTTCCTAATTTGGTGGTAGCTGTAGGTAAGCAATTGATGCTTGATACGCTACTTAAAGGTAGCTCTTATACAGTGGTTGGCCCATATTTGGGTCTGACAAACGCTAGCTTAACACCTGCTGCTACTGATACCATGACCACTTTGGTTGGTGGCGGTAAAGAATTTACTGCTTATACAGTTGGTGGTTCTGCGGTGCGTGGTACGGCTGTGTTTGCTTCATCTACGTCTACAGGATCTACTCCTTCGAACGTGACATCAAGTACTGCTACGGCAATTACTTACACGATCACAGGATCAGGCGGTACGATTTACGGTTGTTTCTTGGTGACTGGTACAGGTGCTGTGAGCACACAAAGCTCTACTGCTGGTGTTTTGTACTCAGAGGGTAACTTTGGTACAGCCAAGACCACTACTGCGGGCGATACCGTATCAGTTACATATAGCACAACTGCTACATCTTGATTGGGGCTTTAAATGGCCCTGCAAGTTGCCGATAGAGTTCAGGTACAGAGCACCTCGTATACAACGGGTAGCTTTACTCTTGGTACGACTCCTGTAACTGGGTTTCAAAACTTTACCGCTTTAACCAGCGGTAATACGACTTACTACGCCGCAACGGATGTATCTGGCAACTGGGAAGTGGGTTATGGAACGTATAGCTCTGTAACTCCTTCTTTATCTAGAGCAACCATTCTGTCCTCTAATAACTCAGGGGCAGCGGCATCATTTAGTGGTACGGTTAATATCTTTATCACTTACCCTGCTGAAAAGTCTGTTAATTTAGACCCAAGCAACAATGTTGTATTTGCTGGATACACAGCACAAAGGTTCCAAGCGGACTTTACCAACGCCACGTTCAACAGTAGATTTGCGTTCCAGACCAGTACAACAAACAGTACAACGGGTATTTATGCGCTGCCCAACGGAACATCTACTGCGGCATCTTGGCAAGCTACGAACAATAGCGATCCTACAAACGCCAGTAAGATTCTGATTGCGACCAATGGCACAACAGATGTTCAGTTGGTTTCAGGAATCAACGGTACAGGTACATATTTGCCTTTGTCGTTTTATACTAATGGGTCACAAAGTGCTCAGCTGGATACGTCTGCAAACTTCAAAACCAATGGACAGTCAATTGTGGGTAACGGTTTGTTTGTAAACAACCAGACCATCAGTACGTCTTACTCAATTCCAAGCGGATATGCAGCGCATTCAGTTGGCCCGATTACGCTATCAAGCGGTGTGAGCATTACGGTTCCTAGTGGATCTAGATGGGTGGTGGCCTGATGTTTGGCTTATCCGCTTTTGCCCAATCACCGTTTGCATCAACGGGCAGTAATTCTTATGTTTTGTCGTTAACCGAAAACGTAGCGATAGCGGATTCTAGTACTCAGGCATTTGCGTTTTTTTACTCTATTACTGAGTCGCTTACATCCAATAACACGGATTCAGAACAAGATGTGTTCTACGAAACCATTATTGAAGGATTGAGTAATTCTGACTCTAGCACCCAGACATCAGCGTTTTATTTTACAGATACTGAAAACATAACCGTTGCCGATGTAGATACGATTAACGCACAGTTTGCGGTATCTGATACAGAGAATTCAGGTATAGCTGATGTGCTTTCCATGTCAGCGCAGTTTAGCGTTAGCCGTACAGAAAATTCAGGATTGGCTGATTCAAGTACTCAAACATCTGCGTTCTTGGAGTCATTGACCGAGGGTACTACTTTAGCGGATAACCCAACTATTCTGGCCCAGTTTGCCCAGACCATTGCCGAATCTTTGACAATGCTGGATAACAATTCTGAGGCGGATACTTACTACTTTGCCATTACAGAAAACATTGGGGTGGCTGAGGTAGAGGGTATCAGTACCATCTATTTGTTCTCGGTAACTGAGAATTTTGGGGTAGCAGATACGCCAACGGCAAATCAAGGATTTATCGTTAGTTTGGTAGAAACCACTACCTTAAAGGATATAGAAGCCATCCAGTTTGGAGCCAATGTTAGCTTGACAGAATCAGTCACAATGGCAGATGGAAATACTGTGATTGGATGGTTTTTAATTAATGACAGCCAGAACCCTTCGTGGCAAAATATAGGGGATGGGCAGACACCCGGTTGGTCGGTAATCAATGATTCAGATTCCCCCAATTGGGTTATAGTACCAACGCAATGAGGACAACATGGCAATCACACCAACGTCACTATTAAGTTTACCGATTATCACGACAGGTACTGAATCTGGTACTTGGGGTAATGACGTAAACAATGGCTTAACGCAGTATTTGGATATTGCGATTGCGGGTAGTCTTGCTTTAACACAAGCTAATTTCACGGCTAATGCTTTGACTTTGGCTAATACGGCAGGAAGCAGTTCATCCACAGGGATCACAACGACTACGGCCCAGTATGCTATTTTGGACGTTACAAGCTTAACGGCTAACGTCACGATCACGGCTCCAACATCCAGTAAGACATACTATGTAATCAATGGTTCATCTTATACGGTTACAGTCAAGGCATCAGGTCAGACAGGGGTAACAGTTCCATCGGGTAAGAATACGCTGGTCGTGTTCAACGGTACAGACTATGTTTCTGCGGTAACGTATACACCGACCATCACGGTTAGTTCAGCTACGTTTTCCACGCTGAGTACGGACGGTACAGGTACGGTGACATTTGGTGGTACAGGTGCTATTACGGTTCCATCGGGAACAACAGCGCAGGAACCCGGTAGTCCAGCTACAGGCATGATCCGATTCAATACCACGCTCAATCAGTTTGAGGGGTACAACGGGTCGATCTGGGGCGGTATTGGTGGAGCTAACGCATCTGGCTGTATTTATGTCAACAACCAAACCATCACTTCGAGCTATACTTTTCAAAGCGGTACAAGCGGAGAGAGTACAGGGCCGATCACGATCAACTCGGGTGTGGTCATTACAATTCCTAGCGGATCACGCTGGGTCGTTCTTTAAGGAATCAACATGGGCGCTATTGTCTTAAACGGAGCTACATCGGGTTCTACAACCATTCAACCGACCGATGCGGTAACGGTAACATTAACCACACCCAGCACATCAGGTACGATTGCAGTATCGGGTACATCTCCATCGTTCACTTCAATCACGACTACGGCTGATTCGACCATTCATGGATTGACTGTTGGGCAAGGTGGTGGTTCTGCATCTACTAATACTGCGGTGGGTGCTAGTGCTTTGGCGGGTTCTAATACTGGTATAAGAATTACCGCTCTTGGTTTTCAAGCATTAAATTCAAACACAACAGGTTCATACGCCTTAGCAGTAGGTTCTTTATCACTATTTAATAATACAACAGGTGATAGAAATACTGCCGTAGGAGATGCTTCTTTATATACAAACACCACAGGTGTTTATAATGTGGCAGTTGGATTCAGTGCTTTGCTAGGAAATACTACAGGAGGCGCTAATACTACTGTAGGGTATCAGGCGCTTTACTCTAACACCACAGCCTCTAACAATACTGCTGTAGGGTATCAGGCTTTGTATTCTTGCACTACTGGTGCGCCGAATACTGTCGTTGGAAGACAGTCTGGTTATTCTGTTACAACAGGAACTGATAATGTTTTCTTAGGAAATCAGGCGGGATATGGAAGCTCCCCTACAACAACAGGTTCTGCAAACATTTATATTGGTAGCGCAACTGGTGGTTCTTCTGCAACCAACAATTATGAAATTGCTATTGGTTTTAATATAAATGGAAAAGGCTCTAGCACTGGTTTTATTAACCCTAACAGTGGCGGCGTTTATCAAGGCAACAACTCATCTTCTTGGTCAACCACATCAGACCAGCGCCTGAAGAAAAACATCGTAGATAACACAGTTGGACTAGACGCAATCAATCAAGTTCGTGTCCGTAACTTTGAGTATCGTACCGAGGATGAGGTAACGGATTTACCCAAACAAAATGCAGTTAACATTACTGGCACACAGTTGGGCGTAATA